CATATATACTCCGTTTAACAAACATTCATCAATCATATTCGATATTACAGTTGTAACTTTTTCTATGTTATTCATTTGATAATCCTTTGTTTTTACTTACCTTTTCTAAAATTATTTTTATCTCTCTTATCCAAATAAGTTCTGTTTATACTTTCATTTAGTTCACACATATATACTCCATTTAACAAACCTTTATCAATCATACACAATATTACGGTTGTAACTTTTTCTATATCACCCACCTATTTGATGATGCTGATTTTTCGATTTTGTATTCAAAAATAAAATTTACTATATTTTATATCCTTTATTTTTACCTACCTTTTCTAAAAATATTTTTGATTCATTAAATTTATTATTTACATCTCTCTTATCCAAATAATTTCTGTCTATACTTTCATTTGGTTTACACATATATACTCCATTTGGCAAACCTCCATCGATTATTCTGAATTTACAAATTCCTGGATCCGTATCTATCCCTATATAATATCCACTTAAATCTTGACATAAATACATCATCTTCACATTTTTAAATATCTCCATATATAATCCTAATGTGTTCGACTCTAATGTCTCATTATTCTCCACATCTTTCATTTTCATATTTGGATTAAATATTAACATTATTTCCCCTGTTGATTCTTTTTTTATATTAAATAATGGTATATACACATTTTTAGTACCCATTTGATTTATGTAATTGTATGTTGGAATGATTTCAATTACACTTGGTAGCATATGTGGAACTATTTCTGATTTATTCATACATACCAATGGTATCATTTCTAATAATTTAGATTTATATGGTAGCGTTAATATGTAATCTTTCCTTAGAAAAAATCCATACGACATTTTGATTCATTATAAAAATATATAATTTTTTAAACTGCTGAATTCATTTTTTTTTTTGGATATTTTTATCAAAAAAAAATTTTTATCATTTATTAAATTTGATTTATTTTTTCTCATTTTATTTTTAAAAATGTCTGTATCTCTACCCTCCCCCCTTCAAATTTATTCTTGCCATTTTCAATTCACCCAATTTATTCCAGGCAATATTATTAGCTTCTCTCATTTTTTTGATTTATTCACTCAAAATTTACTCTATACCCCCTTCATCATCCCTTCTATTCAACCATCCATCAACACTATGATCACCGTCTCTGATATAGATGGTAATATTTATCATGTCCTTGTCTCCTCTGATACCACGACCCTAACTCCCCCCTAACTCCTAACTCCTAACTGTTCATATATTTTTTTTTAATAGTGATAGTTATAATGATGTATTTGATACAAATGGCATTATTTATCATGTTCTCGGCTTTTCTGATATTTCATTATTATCATCACTATTAATTATATCATATTTTCGGTTCATCTGATACTACTACCCTAACTTCTAACTTTTATATATATTATCTAAATTTTTTTTTAATAATTCATTTGATAATATTCATCATATTTTCGGTTCATCTGATAGTACTACCCTAACTCCTGACTTTTCATATATTTCATTATTTCTTCATTATCATCACTATTAATTATATCAATTATATCATCTAATTTCATTTTAACTATTTTTTGATCACCAGATTTTGTTGCTAATTCATTCGATAATATTTTTTTACTTTGTTGTTTTTTTAATAGTGATAATTCTAATGATGTATTTGATGTAAATGATATTAATGTCACTACTGATGACATTTGTCCTTGTCTCAATATTCTAGCTTCCGCTTGTGTTTCTGTATCATGATTCCAATAAAAATCCATTAATATTACGACATTCGCTGCTTGTAAATTTAATCCATTAGCTCCAATATCATATGTCAATGTTAATATTCCATTTTTACTATTGTTAAAATTATTTATCGTTTCATTTCTATTCTTTCCACTCATTGATGATTCGATTGTCATTACATTATACTCTCTCAAATATAATTGAGAAATTACATCTAAACAATTTCGATATGACGAAAATAATAATATTCTATTATTCTTATACTTATTAATCTGTTCTATCACTTTCTTGAATCGTGTTGATAATATTGTTTCATCGTTATTCAATTGATCGTCCACTTTTAATTTACTTATATTTTTCATAATTATGGTCGATAATTCTGATTGATTTATATTATCTAATGTATCTACTTTTGCTGATGTTATTGGTATCATTGAACATATTAATACTTGTCGTAAATATCCTATTAATGATAAACAATACGATATGTACTTTCTAGTATTGTTGACATCGTGTACTTTTTTAAATTTCTCTATCATTGCTTGAATATCTTTCAATGTTTGTTTCATAGATAAATATATTCTCATTTCAAAATAATTTAAGTTATGACTAATAATATATTGATTAACCTTAGGTTGTTTAAATTCTGGATTATTTGTTCTTTTCACCATTGTTACATCTAATCCTGGGAAGCTTTTTGTTTTAATATACTCATTCATTCCTGGTAGAGTTCTTGGTCCGTCTAAATCTAACATTACATAATATCCTAATATCCTCTGTTTAGTCGGCTCTGGAAACATTGTCCCTGATAATCCCCATCTATATTTCGCACATATACTACTCATCGCCTCACATTTATATGTGTTTATATTATTATGTTCAGCTATCTCATCTATAATTAATCCACCCCATCTTATTTCATATATATGCGCCAGTCCTACTGTATCTTTTAATAATGGTCTCGTTGGTACTTTGTAGTGATTAATCACTATTGCTCCCCCCTTGAATTCCTTATCTATTAATTTTTTTTGTAATTCATACTTCTTATATGGTCCAGTTATCGCTTCTGGTGTTGTTAGTACTAATCTCGTCTTCTCCCCTATAATCCAATCATTTATTTCTTTCTTTAAATAATCATTGTGTAATATCTCATATTTTAATGCCTCTCCGAAAAATTTAGTTATTTCATTCACCCAATTTCCTATTAATGTTTTACTCACTATGACTATAATTGGATCATCCGTTAAATTTAATAAACTTAGTATACTCACTATTGTTTTTCCCCCTCCCATTGGTAAACATAATCCCCCTGATTTCTTTGCAACGCATTCATTAATTATATCTCTCTGCCAATCGTTAATTTCAATAACTGTTTCCATATTATATATTATTTATATAATCAAAATAAGTATTTTTTTTCAATTTTTTTATTAATTTTTTTTTTAATATGACACAATTTAGTGTTTTAATTGGTATTATTATATTTGGGTGGATATTTGAATAGTACTTCCAAACTTTTAAAATTTATTCTTCTAATCCTTCAATATCGACTAATTCGTCTTTACCTCAATTGTTAACTCAAGGAAATCCAAATTCCCCTGATATTAAATCTACATATACTTATGTTTATCCAGAAATCTCACATTCCAAGATTGAATGGAATATTATTGATATATCCAATAATCAATATTATATTCAAAATAATGTTAAACTAATATTGTATCAATTAACTTTAACTGGAACTCATACCTCATTCTCATTAACTTCTAAAATTGATATCAATGGTGTTGGCGGAACCACAATTATGTCATATATCTTATTCAACACAAAATATTGTTGAATTTATAAGTGTCATTTTAACTACAAGTTCTAATATTCCAAATCGTCGGGAAATTTGGTATATACTTCCTCAAAATACTTCTTAACAATTATATCATTTTAAAAATTTTGATAAAAAAAAAACTTTAAAAATATGGCACAATCTGGTGTATTAATTGGTATTATTATATTTTTATTATTTTTAATTTTTGTATTATATGAAACTGTATTATATTATTATGGGTTATATAATACTGCGACTATTGATTGTACTAAATGTTCGAATGATTGCACAAATTGTTATAATGATTGTTCTAAATGTGAGACACCAACAACAACTTTTAAAATTTACAGTGGTAGTCTTGTTTATAATCGGTCATTATTAACTCAAGGTGATTCTTCCAAACCGACTACACCTGATATTACGGTTTCATCTGTTTATGTTTATTCAGATCTTAAAAATGATGCACAACTTTGGAATCTTATTCCTCAGGCTAATAATGGGAATTATATTCAAAATGTAGCATCGAAACAATATCTGACTCCTGTTACAAAATCTTTTGCCACTATCAGAATTTTTGTGTTGTATGAATTAACTTTAACCACTACTCCGACTGTCTTCTATTTGAATACATCATTTTCAAAAAATAATTGTAATGGTATAACAATTACAACCTTAATTGATAACACTAAGGTTTTTTTGGATGTTACTACTGTAGGATTTCCACAACAAAATCTAATACAGTATAGGAGTGTTATTTTAGTGTTTAATCCTAGCACTACTGAACCTAATGAACTTTTTTATCTGATACCTCAATTTTGATCAAATATTTTTATATTTTTTTACAATATGTTTAAAATATGGTACTATCTAGTGTGTTAATTGGTATTATTATATTTTTATTATTTGGTATTTTAATTTTATTATTTATATTACTATATTATCGTTACTACTATAATATTATTATTACTGACTGTTCTAAATGCACACCTAATTGCACTATATGTCCGTCTGACTGCAATAAATGTACTACCTCAATAGGACAAGTTTTTCAAGTTTATTCTAGTCAAGTTAAATCTGGTAATACTCTTCTATTATTAACTCAGGGAAATCCTCAAAAACCCATACAACCTGATATTACTTTTCCATATGTGTATATTTATGAGTTTGTCAATAATACTGATAGTGCTCAACTTTGGAATTTTATTTCACAACCCAATAATGGAGTACATATTCTAAATGTGGGTTCGGGTCAATATCTGACGGTTGGATCATTAATTGGGAATACACAAGATTATCAATTAAATTTAAGTACTACTCCAACTATATTCTATTTGACTTCGAATATATCCATCGCTGGATGTGGTGGTATGATCATTTATACTTCTATTAATAATGTTATATATTATGCTAGTATTTCATTGATATATTATTTAAATCTAAATGTGATACAGTATGTTACAGTTATTCTAACAACACAGTCATCGGATTCTAGTGGTTTTGCAATATGGTATTTGATAACGGCATCAGGTATATAAAAAATGAATTTATTTTTTTTTTATATTTTTCTAAATGGATTGTTTTATTTGTTTACAACAAAAATCGGGAAAATTAATTAATTGTTGCAATTATATGTGTTCATCTGTAATTTGTCCTGATTGTTTCAAAGAGTATTTAAATATGTTAAAAATTCATCATAATTATCCTAAATGTGTTCATCGTTATTGTGATGGGATTTACACATACTCAAGTTTAAAGCCATTTTTATCTAAATCTAAATTAATTAAATATTCCAAAATTTGGCTGAATTTTTATAAAAATTCAGCAGATATGTCAATCAATGATATTGTTAATACTTTAAGAAAATCTATATTTGATATCAGTAAATCTAAATTACCTACAGCTATCAACACAGTATCTCAAATCATTTTAAAATCTAAATTAACTGAAATTAGAAAATATCTTCCTACTACATGGTTAATATGTAATGGTAAAATATGTAATCATTTAATGTGTTCTGGAATTTTGGAGTCAAATTTAACTTGTGTATTGTGTGATACTACATATTGTCGAATTTGTGATATGCCGATTGAACTGAATCATAGTTGTGACAAAAGTATACCGATACATTTAACAATCAACTATCTAGAAGAGATATATACATCAACAATAATGATTCCATCAATCGATAATATTAAAAAAATAGATGATGAGTTGATTAAATCAAAAATTCTTCCACCTATTCCTCATAACCTAATTCAAAAGTATTTAAATAAACTGTTGAAGGATACATCTGACGAAAATTATCTTATGTTTAGTAAAGCAATTTCTAAATATTATGTTATTTTATATCAGCATAAATATTATAATCGAATTATTATTGAAATATCCAAACTAATGAAGATGGATAAATTATACATGTCAAATATATTAAAAATACAAAAATCGATAGAATGTATATAAAAAAAACCAATATGATATGTGTACATACGATAAAATATTCATAGTAAATTAGTGAATATGATGACATAGATCCTAAAAAACAAAGTGAAATGTAAGATTGAATCAAATTATAAATACACTATTGGAATAACCAGTAAATGGAATTACAATTAATCACACTTTACATAACGTCTCCCAAATTTTAAATTGATATAATTTAATAACAGTATGGTCAATTGTCATATTCGTAAAGGTAAAGAAATTGATGATTTAAAAATTATTATGGTATGTGTAATTCTATTTAATTTTGTGGATGGATAAATTAGTCTGATTAAAAAAAAATTTTTTAAACTTTTTTTTTTAAAAATGGATTTTTTTTAAAAAAAAAGAAAAAAAATTGATTTTTTCTTAAATTTTCGTTTTGTAGATAAAAAGGAGTATCACAAAATGGATGTTGAAGGAATTGAAACTTTGTGGAATATGTTGCGAAACAATATGATTGCTATAAATATGTACACATATTTATATGTTAAACCAAAGGAATATGGATATGAATTTGTAGTTGGAACTAAATCAGAAATAGAGATGATTGCTGCTAAATATATGGTGAATGTTGATGTGGATAGATTCAATAGTTTAGCTAATATTAAAAAGAAGAATTTGGGAATATATGAACAATATGAATTAAACAGAATTAAAACGATACATAAAAAATTTTTTAAGAATGGTATAACATCATGGAATCCAAACATACTAGTTGCTAGAAAACTAAGTGAATATAATAAAATTAATGTAAATGAAGATGTTAGTGTTCATAAAATACATAATGATTTTAAAATAAGACAATATAATGACTTACATAAACCAACTGAACCAATAAAATATAATCAGATACATATTAAGAGAGTAATTAATCGTAAGCCTAAACCAAAAATTGATGCTAAAGTTCAAATCAGAATTATTACGGATATGATAACTATAGATAATGAAAATTCAGAATGTGTTGTAAATTTAACACAATTTAAGAAAGCGATAAAAAATGACGAAAATATTAATTTAGAGATGGCAGGATTGAAGAATTTAGAGATGGTAGAAGTGAAGAATTTAGAGATGGCAGAAGTGAAGAATTTAGAGATGGTAGAAGTGAAGAATTTAGAGATGGCAGAAGTGAAGAATTTAGAGATGGTGGAAGTGAAGAATTTAGAAATGGTGAAAGTGAAAAATTTAGAGATGGTGGGAGTAAAGAATTTAGAGATGGTGGGAGTAAAGAATTTAGAGATGGTGGGAGTAAAGAATTTAGAGATGGTGGGAGTGAAGAATTTAGAGATGGTGGGAGTGAAGAATTTAGAGATGGTGGGAGTGAAGAATTTAGAGATGGTGGAAGTGGAAAATGTTAAAAAATTAAAAGATGGGAGAAAAATACGTATGGATATGATGGAAGAGGAAGATGATGAAAAAGTGACTGAAAATTATACAAATTTTGCAAATAGGTTGGAACTGGACCGAAAAAAAATAGAGGCATTAGATGCAATGGAAAAATTAGCATCTACATCGAATAATAAAAGTAAACAAAAACGTAGAGGATACAACATAGCGGATATGATGAAATGTCCCGATGTTGATGTA